CATTGCTACCTGGTCGATTGAATCTGCAAGGTTGAATGCAATGATGTTAGCGATTGCTGGGTCAACATCTGCAAGTGAGAACAATTCAAGTGCGCGTGTTACGAGAACTGAGTTACCGTATTCGTTCAATGTGATTGTTGTAGTTGTAGGTGTTGATAGCGCTACTGCATCTGGGTCAGTTGCTTCTGACAATGCTGATGTCGCTGCTGATAGGTCAACGTAGCGCTGTAGCACTACTGTTGAGCCTGGGATTGATTGGTTTGTAGGTGTCTTGTCGGCTACTGAACGAATAAGTGGTTCTGCACGAAGTGCGAACTCAAGAAGTCGGTCATATGCCTTCTGGACTAAACCTGCAGAACCAACTGTTCCTCCAAGAGAGGAGGAGCCTGTGGTTGTATATGCATTTGCCATTTAAGGTATTTTCCTTTTGTAGTTAGAAACTATGATTGGTTAAATCGGGCGTCCTAATATCTGATAAATCTCTTCCGTGCTCTGTGCTTGGTCGAGTCTCATACTTATATCTTCTGCCCTATCAGGTGTTATTGCACCTTGAGTTAGAACATCCTGCTGGCGTAGCGCCGCAAGGTCTGCTCCATCTGCTCGTGGTGCATCCTGCTGTGTAGGCATAATCCCGAACAAATCTCCATTATCTTCTAGCCAGGTATTAACTGACTCTTCAGATACATCGTCGATATCCTTGAGGATTAGTCGTACTGCTTTAGGATTTACACCCTTTTTTTCTAGGACTTCTTTGACAGTTCGCTCACGCTGCGCCTTGGATAATCCCTCAAGTTGCTCAGTGAGTTCCTTAATACGCTTCTCGTCACTACGCTTTGCTTTCCGCAACTTCTTTAAGAGGTCGCTTCCATCTCCGCTTGTTGTTTCGATATCTGTATCGAGTTCATCGTCTTCTTCATCCCAGTATTGGTTGCTCATAGCAACTCCCACCCTTCTCTATTAGTTAGTTCGCAAGCCACAGGTTCCAATTGGGGAATCAGTCTGGCTCTTGCTACCAGTCTTATACGCTGATGGGGCTGGTATATCCATCAGGAATTTATTTATTTAGTACGCGCCAGATTGTGAAAATGTATGTGGCGGAGCACCCTTGATTGTGCCAGAAGAAGCATTGAATGTAGCTGCTTCTACATCAGTAAGTTTTTTACGTGTACGTTGTGCAGATGCTAGTTGATTGAATACATCTTGCTCTGCAGTTGACTGGTCATACTGACCAACCTGTCCATAAATTTGGCTAAGTTTTTCAGCCGTTGGAAGGTAATCAGCAATGGTTGCGTAACCCTTCTGTGCCATGCCTTGGTCAATACCTTGTGCAGCAAGCTGCTCAGATACTGCAACATCGGAACGTAGTCCCTGTTTTCCAGCAGCAACACCAATCTCAGCTGCAGCAACCTGACGCTGAATCTTTGTAATTTGTTGATTAGGGTCAAGAATATATGCAATAGCATCTTTGGGCCCAATGCCATAGTATGACTGAAGTTGTCTCAATACTGCAGGGTCAGCATTTTGTACGCGCTGAGTTGCAATTGAAACCCTATCAGAGAGTTCCTTAGCTGACACATCATTAGAAATAAATTGCTGCACATATTCGTCAGTTGAGAATTGTGTGAGACCATAGCTTCTGAGTACTTGACGGTATCCATCTTCTAGGTTAAGGTAATCAGCTGGTTGGAGAACTTGAAGTCCTGCTTTAAGTCTTGCGGTATTGGCTTTAAAGCGCACTTTATATTCTTCAGTATCCTGAAGAGCAAGAGTAATGGTTGCTTCTGTGGCACCATCTACGGCAAGGTCTCTAATTTTGGTAGCAAGTGTTTCAAGACCATATTGTTTGAATCGAGCAGTAACTACATCAATTGCGGACTGGCGCGTCTGTTGCTTAGTTAACGCAGCTGCTGCTGCGTCTCTGGTTTGCTGTGCAATCATTTGCTGCAAGAGTATATCACTTGTTGAAGATGATTGAGATTGTTCTGCCCGAACTCGAGCTAATTCTTTTTCTGCTGCGGTGGCCCTATCTTGAGCTGCTTTTATTTCTGCCGCTGTTTTTCCATCAGCTACTGCTTTATCCGCTGCAGCTTTAGCTGTTGCCGCAATTTGCTCTTGTGTATCAACTGGAGCACCGCCACCCCCGGCTTGTCCTGCACCAGCAAGACCACCGTAGTTTCCCGTACCCGTGTTAATTGAACTTACAACTGGCGCACTGCCGCCTGCTGATACCGTGGCAGCATTACCAAGACCGGCCGGGCCTGCGCCTGCAAGACCACCGTAGTTGTTTGCACCGGTATTGCCTGTTGGTTTACCTGAAGATGGATTTGGAAGCTGGCTGGCAATAACATCCGATGTTCCCATTGTAGGCATTTTAGTGCCAAGAAGTTTTTTCATTTGCTCTGGACTTACACCGTATAACGGGTCAAGTGGTTCTCTAGGCATTATGCAACTCCCATATCACGAAGAACTTTAAGAGACAATCCGTCCATTGTATCGCGTGCATTGTTTGTGTATTCCCATTCTTTGGAACTACGGAGTTCCTTCTCAAACTGCCAGATTGGCTTAACCATAGCTTTACCATCTGGTCCTACATTCTGTAGGGCACGGCGAAGGAATGGGTTATTGTAGTCTACTGAGTCTGGGTCAACCTCAAGGATATTAGCAATGGATGTTCTATATGCTGAAGCCAAAGAGTCAACTGATACACCCTTCATAATCTGGTCAGAGTATGCTGGGTATGCAGATGCTGCATCTGTCTTAACTTTATTCTTAAGGTCATCAATTGTAGTATTGCCACTGAATATATCAATTGACCACTTGTCATATTGTGACGGGCTATATGTCATTCCAAATGAATTGGCAAATGTCTTGAGAGTATCAGCTGTGCCTAGCGCATCTCCGCCTAACGGCTTTGCACCCTTCTTAGCAACTGCTTTAATATCAAGTTGGTTATCATCCCAGCCACCAAGATAGGCTGCCTCTAGTGTAGCATCATCGATAGTGCTGATGCCTGCAGTAGTTAAACGCTTGCGCTGTTGGAGCTTATACTTCTCTAAGTTATTGGCATAGATGCCAGGTTGTGATTCCTTCTGCAACGTTCTATCGCTAGATGTTGAAGATATTGACTTATAATAATTTGTTTGGTAGTACTTAAGCTTTGCTTCAGCTTCATCCTTGTTAGGACCATAGAGCAAATCATATACTTCTTGTAGCTCAGGATATGCTTTGATGAGAGAAGCTGATAGGCCGAATGTAGTTGTGTCAGCCATTACTTACCCCACTTTATTAATGTATCCGCAAAGTTAAGGCTATTAGCCTGTTGGATATCTGTCTGCACTGCTTCTCCGCCTGTTTCAATCTTCTGATTGACAGCAGCCTTAAGGCGTTCTGCACTAAACTGTGGAGTATACTCAGCAGTTTTGCCAATTTTCTTCTGTACCTGTCCAGCATCTATGAGCTTCTGAGCAATTACTCTAGTCTCAGATAGCTCATTAGCATTTGGGTCACGCTTAAGTTTTGCTTGGTAGATAGCACGAATACTTGCGTCAATAACCAATGGGTCTTGCTTAAGGACTGTTTTGGTTGGAGAAGTAGATGTTGTATCTAAACCAGGGATTACATCAGCTGAGATGCCTTTGTATAGGTCAGCATATGTCTTAACGTTATTATATATGCTTCCATAATCAACAGTTAGAACTGTCTTTAAATCTGTCTGTGTCTTAACCGACTTGCCTAACTTCTTCATTAACTTAGCGAGTGATGTCTTCTCTGAGTTAGATAGATTATCATAAAGAGCAGTTCCCGCACCAGGCACTATGCCATCGGTGATAACATCTGCACCCGATACTTTGCGCTTTTCGAGTCCAGCTTTAACCTGGGCAAGTATATCCTGATATGAATCACCAGCATTAGCGCCTGGCTTAAGAACTGTGTTTGTCCGAAGAGGAGCTGCTGGAGTTGATGCAGTTGCACCCTTAGGTCCTACGCGGTCAGCCATTATTCTCCCTCATAAACATAATCAAATTTATCCTTAGCGAAATATCTATCATAGAACTTTGCGAAGTTAGTATCTTGTAGCTTGAACTGTGCTACCTTTGAGCGCACCTGGTCTTGCAACCATGCTGCACGCTTTGAGTCAATGGTAGTTCCCATAGCATCGAGTTGAGCTTTGACTTCATAACGGTAGTTAAGGTAATCAGTGATAACATGCCAACGCGGGTTCTTTGATAGGTCCTTCCACATATTGTCATTGTTGACAGCAATAGTGAGGGCACGAACTGTAGCTGCCTGACGGCTAGCTGCACCACCAAAGGACTGAGCCTGGTATTCGTTGTACCACATCTGGTTAGCAGTCTTCTGTGCAGCAACATACTTGTCCTGCCACTGTGAGATGAGTGCTGAGCCATACTTGTCAAGTGGATTAATGCCAGACTTCTTAAGAACCTCAGTTACTACTGTCTCAACAGCAAAGAAGTCAGACCATCCCTTAGATACGATAGATGAACGGCTAGACTGGAAAGCATCTGCCACATCTTTGTACTTCTTATTAGTCCCAGGAATAGTTTTTGTCTGCAAATAAGCTTGCGCTGAACTAGAGAATGCATAGTTGTCATCATTGAATACTGCACCGAGTACAGAGATATTCTTCTCACCAACTGATGCCGCAATCTGCTGGACTACACTCTCGTTTTTGCGGAGAAGTTCGGTTGAGGTAACATCGCTGCGCACACCTGATGTATTATCATTGAGTCTGTCAGCCAGCAGGAAGTATTCAGGGTAATCCTGGATGAACTGTTCTTCGCCCTGGTCTCCATACTTGTCATTATACTTGTTCAAGATGTCAACATAGGATGAGATTGCTGTAGTATAACGAGGCTGTAGAGGTAATGTCAGTGATGAAACAAAACGCAATACTGCTAGTTGGAAAGACATTCTTTGTGCACGTGGAGTGATAGTATTTGCAAAGTATTTATCGCTTGGCTGAATACCATACTCTTGGCTGTACTCTACACGCAATTGCTTGTTGAACATATCAACATCTTTATTGAACTGGTTAGAACCATTCATCTTGAATGTAGCTGCAAATAATTGCCCAGCTCTACGAGCAGTATTGAATGTCATAGCGTTTGCGCTGTTAGCTTGTACGCCAAATGGTAGCAACATCTGAGTCACTGAGTTCTCAATATTAGTCTGCTTAGCAAACTCATTGAACGCTACAGTACCAATTGGGCCAAGAGATACAATGTTTCCACCAGTTGGGTTATCTGGATTGAACCAGTCAAGTGGTAGACGTGCATCAAGACCTAGCATTGGAAGCCCAACCTTGATAGTCTTGTTGCCAAAAGCATCTTCTTCTACAGTAGATACCTGCTCTGGAAGAGCTGCTACCTTGAGCTTCTTCATAATGAACTCTGGGTTCTCCATGGTAATGCGTGCATATGCGCGGAACTGTTCAATGACAGCAGGGAAGAATGCCATTAAGTAGTTAACAATACCATTGTAATTCATGTCACGATGGAAAGAGTTAATCTTTTCGCGGTATTCCTTAAGCGCGTATGCACGTGCATTGCTCTCAAAGCGAGCCTTATCAGCCCTAGTCAGTGTACGATTGGCAGCGTTAGCAAGCCAAATCTGTGACTGAAGTTCTTGTTCGTACTTAGCCGCAAAGTATGGGTTGTTAGCAAGGAATGATGTAGGCTTTGTAGCAAGCCATGTAACGAAATCCTTTGTGATACCACGCACATTGCGTGTGAATTCACTAGTAGCCAAGCCATCTTTAACCGCATCAGTGAATACTGGTGGGCGTGTTTCGATATCTGGGTACAACTTCTTAAGCTCTAGGATTGTAAGCTTATCGTCAAGAATTAGCTTTGCAACCTGAGGATTAGTAACATACATGTCAACATATGCCTTGACTCTATCATATACTTCTGGCGCATGGCGCACTGAGTCAGTGAATCTGTCTAGGTAGTTGAAGTTTTCCTTCTTACGAAGCCATTCGACTCCGTCTCTCTTTGACTTTCCAGCGAGAATCTCTCGAGCTAGTGGGTCAAATCGAATCTCATTGTTAAGGATTGACTCCCACTCTTGCAAGTGGAGCTGTTCTTCCTGAGGCATAACTGAACGGCTATTGCCACGGAGACGCTTCTCATTTGAGATAGCAAGTTCCTTTGTGCTAGCAAGAGCTCGACGCAAGTCAGTGTTCATGCTGACCTTCTGGCGGAAGATATATCCAAAGCGTCCTTCAAGGGCACCTTCAAACTCTACCCCATTAACAACAGTCTTCTTGCTGCCAACACGGGGTTCTTTAATGTTTGAAACTAGATTAGCTTCTGTAGCACGGAGCTTTGCAAGCTCTTGTACGATAGACTTTCTAGCCTCAACTGCATCTAATACGTTATCTGGAATCTTATTTGGTGGATTAGCGGGGTCATACTTAGCACGCTTGAGCTGCTTATCTAGAGATTCAAGTACTACTTCACGGTCTTTGATGCCCTGTGTAATAACCTTCATGTTCTTATTAGGATTAACCATAGCTGAAGCTAGATTGCGCACTCGAGTTACTGTAGGCTCCGCCTTGTTTAGCGACATAACTGTATCATGACCAAGGTTCTTGAGCATATCAAATAATACTAAGTCGCCCCATCCACGGATGTAAGAGTCACGTACTACGTTAATTGGGAAACCAGTACGAAGCAATGTACCTGTACGCCATAATGAGTTGCCTTCATTAGCAAGCCAGCTTACGCCGTCCTTTGCCATGTCAACACCATCAATAACCTTGCGGACTACAGGCACCTGTGAAGTTGAACCTAAACGGTCCTTGTACTCCTTGAATGCCTTGTCTACAAACTTCCAGTCAGGTAGGAATGCACCGTTAGCAAGCTGTGTTATAAGCTGTGGGTCTCCAATGACTGGGCCTGCAGGATTCTGAGGGTCATTCATATAACCCTTTTTGGTATCCTTCGCAATTGCTGCTTCATTCTTGACAAGTCTATGGTTATTGTTATACTTCTGGATGATTTCTTCTACGAGCACACCAGGAAGATTGTACTTCTTACCGAGAAGACGCATGCCTTCTGCAGCATATGATTCAATAACATTGAGCTTATCAACTTCTAGCGTAGCACGTGAGTACTCATTTGCAAACTTAAGATTTAACTCAGGTACTGTAGCGCCATACTTCTCAGCCTGACGCAATGATGACTGCAAGCGTGTAGTTGCCACAATTGGGTCATTAAAGTTTACAAGTTGCTTAGGAGCATCGTCTGTAATTCTGTCAATAAAACGAATAGGTGCAGATAACGGACTTTTTTGGTAGAATGTGTTGTAGATTTTACCAACAGCAGTTTCTAAAGGTGCAACTTCTGGCTGTGCAAGTTTGCGTTCAGTAGCAACCTTAGCGAAATCGTTGCGAATCTTTTCAATGTAAGCCCAACGTGATACAGTGCGGTCCTTAAGTTGGCTATCCATTTCAAGTGCCTGGTCAAGCCAGCGCACATCTTTACGAAGTGTGTCGATTTCCGCTTCGACTAACTTTCGGTTATTAGGAAACTTCTTAGAAGCTACGAGAGTTTTGCCATCAAACTTAAATGATGCAATTCCGTCCTTCTCAAAGTATGTCATTGTATCTTCAAGGCGTGAAAGTTCTGCAAACTTAGCTGCATTTTTAGTAGCAAGTTCGTTTAGCGCAGTTGGGTCGCCATATCCTACGCGATAAAGTAGGCCAAGGTCTTCTCTTGATGCACCTGCAAAGAGGTGAATACCAGCTTGTCCAATTTCGCTGTCAAATTCTGGGCGACGAGCCGCAGTAACTGGGTCAGTATTCTGCAGAAAATCAAATATCGGAGTCATTGCTGTTTTTTCTCCAGCAACTGTACGCTTTACCATGTCAATAGCTTGAGCCTGGCGTTCCGCTACGCGGTTAATTTCACCTTCGCCTGCAAATTTTTTAGAAAAACCATGGATTGGTTCAGTGATTGGGCGAGTAATAAGCTTTGTACGTGCAATGCCGATGCCCTTGAACGCTGCAATTTCAGGTGAAGCAGTACTAGCTTCGAGGCCGAAGTTAGCAAAGCCCGATAAAATTGCTCCGATACCCTTGGTGTTGTCTCCAAGAGTTTCCCACCCTGTGATATGACCAGCAAGGTGAACTACATCGTTACCAAAATTATACTTTTCTTGTCCCTGTTGTGTACTTGCGTACTTAGCTGACTTATTCAAGTCCTTGCTAATTTGCTTTCCAACATCAGAAGCTAAAGCTCTACGCTCTGCTCCACCAAATGCTGCTGCACCAAGAGATGCTCCAGGCAATACGCCAAGAGGGCCAGCGATTGCAAATCCTGCAACACCACCAGCTACTGCACCAAGTGCAATATTAAGTCCAGCTAAAAAACCAAGTCCAGCATTTTTGTCGGAGACATCACGAACGAATGCATAGTTTGAGCGTACTTCTTTTGCTCCAGCTTGAAGCAACTTACTTGCTCCGCCATTAGTTTGGTTGTCAATGGTACGAACTGTAAGTCCAGCACCTACACCAGCAACTGCTCCTACTGGTCCACCAACCATAAAGCCTAAAGTTCCAGCGAGGATTTCTGGGTTAGCGCCAGCTACATTAACAACAGTACTGCGAACATCTTCAACAGTATTGTTCCACCCTCCAGCGTTAGCTGGAAGGTTGCTAGTCATATCAAGATTAGCACCAAACTTCAACCCCTTCTGTAGAGAGGTATCATTTGGCGAGACGTTTGGAAGTGTTCCAAAGATTTTGTTGGCTCGCGCCATTGAATCCCATAATGTCACAGAATAGTCCTCAAATACGCAGCGTATTCTTTAGTGGTATCACTTACGCCGGGTTGATTTGCCCAGAACTCAATGGTTGGAAAGTAATCACGAATCATTGCTTCTTCAGGGTCTGAAGCTCTTGCCTCAACTGGGAGTCCTAATTCGTTAGGGTTGTTTGGTTGGCCAAACGGAGTTAAGCCAGCCATTACGCTTTCGTTAGGATTAGCTGTACCAGCTGTAATGGGGGTAAGTTCAGTTTGTGGAAAATTACGTTGAGTTGGTTGACTAGATGAAACTGATTGTACTGCTGCATCGCCTTCGCTGATTTGACTGTTAATCTGTTTGTTCTGCCCATAAGCAAAACCCTTATACTGACCAGATTGTCCAGCTCCGCCAGTACCTGAAACATTGGCAGGATTGTTCTGTGGTGCTGTTGGTCGCATTCCTCCGCTGTTCTCAGCCATAGTTCCTCCTACTTAGTAAATTGTATTTTAGTAATAATTGGGCTACTTGTATAAATGTCCCACTCTGTTGCAATCTCGATTGCTTTACGTACTAGCCTTTCAGCTTCTGATGCACTTTGTACATCATTAATACCAAGTGCAGCCATAGCCCCAAGAGCAATCGTGCTGCCAGAGCCAGAGTAATAGATACCGCGTATATCGCGGTCCCAAGAATAATCCTCAAAGATAGGATAAACAGTTCCACGAATGCTGACAAGAAATTGCGAATCATGCGAAGCAGCATCGCCGTCCTCTTTCATATCATATCCCGCATCAATAAATGCTTGTCGCATTGATGGTATAAATTTTTGTGTCATGAATATATCTAAGTTTTCAGATGCCGTAGGCTTTGGAGCTTTCCAACCAAACTGTAATATATTAGAACCTCTACCGGCGCCAGAGCCTGCAATTAATGCTCCGTTGTTTTCAACAATCTTATGTGTTGCCATTTGCATTGGTCGACCATCTTCATCGGAACTGCGAGAATCGCAACCCATTACGACCCAGCCTTTGCCTTGGATAGCAGCTAATGTTGTCATTGTCCCCACCTCTGCTATCTACGACGTATTGTACGAACGCTTGCCGACGGTGTTCCACCGCCAGAAATTCCTGATAGTAAACTCATGACATCAGGGGGTGTTTGTTTTGCTGGTGCCATTGGTGAAGTGCCTCCTGCTGGAACGCCTTCAGGAGCAGGGGACGGTTGCTCAACCGATTGTGGTGCCCCAGCAGGAGGGACTGGTTGCTGCTGTGGCGCGAAGATTTCGCTAACGACTTCTTCTATTGCCTGTCCCTTTTGGCGTGCCTTGATTACAGCAGCAATCTGACGCACTACTTCAGAAGCGTCCTGGCCTTGCATTGCCATCTGTGGTATCGCTTGAGAGAGTGCAGTAATGGAACCGAGAAGTGAGTCTCTCATCTTTTCGATTTCAATCTTTTCTAGTTCTTGGGTTACGTTAACTGTGAATGGTAGTTCACGCATAGCCATATCCTTAGAAATAAGCCCTCCGCCAAGAGCCTGAAGCATAAAGATAAGTCCTTGTGCAGGGTTGAGTCCTGCAAGCATTCCGTAACGCACATCAGCAGAGTAGTCCTGCTTAATATCCTTTGAAGGCTTGTAGACAACTTCGTATGGTGAACCTGAGTCTACGCCACGAATTGTTTTTTCTTCTGGATAAATTACTTCATCAACTTCAAAACAAAGTCGGATTACATCACGAAGTGCTGCAGCAAAAATAGCTTGAGCTGATTTGACCTGTGTATCAAATGCTCCCATAAGAGCCTGTACACCTTGGCCAGTTACAACAGATGCATTAATGTTTCCCGTACGTGATTCAGGATAACGAGCTCCTACACGAAGTTCTTGGTTGAGCAATGTTTGCTCAGTAAAGGCACCTTGTGGTAGGTTTAAGTCTACACGGCGCACACCAGCTGGATTAGATGTACGAATAACTGCATCGCCACCGAGTTGAAGTTCTTGTACATCTTGTGGAAGTACTATAGGAGCTTGTACGGATTTTTCTGCAGCTTCCATAGCAAGCAATGCAAAACGATTGCGAAGCAATTGTATACCAAGAACATCATCAAACTGTCCACGAAGTTCACCATCAATAGATGGTTTGCGTGCAACAACAACCATCATCTTGCCAAGTGGGTTCATTGCTTTAGAAAGAACTAAATTGTTTTTAGACGGAATAAAGATAATTGATTGGTCTTTATCGTAGTAACGGACAAGTTCAACTTGCCCATTCAAATCTTGCTTGTAACCCTGAGGTCCAAGAAGCTGGCTATCATACTCTGGGAACTGTGAACACAGTTCTCCAAGTGTCATCATATAACGTTTAACAAATGCAACGCAACGTCCATAGCGGTCGAACTCTGGGTAAGCACCCACTGGGTTTTCTATGCGGATACGAGGCAATTTGCTTTCTTCGTCTAATTCAACAATGAAAGGGACGAAACCAAATGTGATATACCAGTCAGCTCCTGAGTACATCTGTACAGAAAGGTCTGAATGTTGAAAATAATTTGATGCAATACGAGTGCGCTTGTCAGCAAACTGACGGGCTTTGTCGGATGTTTGGTTTGCAGCTGAACAGTTAACCGCTGGAAGCGGTGCCATGACCTCAGATAGGTCACGGGCTACAATGTCAATAAAGTTTGCAACTACGTTAGCGTCTACACCTGCTGGAAAAAAATCAGGATAAACTTCAGCAATTTTTCCCTTACGCACTGCAAGAACATCAAGGTTGCGTCCATCACGCTCAGTATTGCGATAGCGTAGCGATTGAACGCGGGCTGCAACCTGTTCCATAGATAGTGTCATCGTGTATTGCGTCCTTGGTTTCTAATTTTTGCAACTTCATTTGCCTTATTGGCACGGGCTCTTTTAGCCATTTCTTCTGCTGTTGGCTTCTTTGATTTTAAAATTGCTCTTGCTTCATCAATTGCTTTTTGTGCAGCTGGAGAAATTTCTCTATAAACTTTTTGAACGTTTGCAGCGCCTTCGCCAACAATGCCAGCTACCTTGCGCGGAATTCCTCCACCCATAGGAACAATAGCAAGTTTTCTTTTCATAAGCCCAGCGTCGATAGCAGCGGCTGGGTCTAGGTAGCGACCCTTGCTATCCTTATCTCCTGCTGCCATTATTGTCCTAGCTTAGAAAATCGTTTCTTAAAGTTTGTAGGTTTGGTTCCTCGTACGTTTGTACCAAACTCCATTTCACCGTTTGCTTTACGATGTTGAGTAGCGCGGCCGCGTTGATTAGCAGTAACTGCTGCTGCTGCTTCTTTAAGTTGTAACTTTGTTTCTCCTAAAGAGCCTGTTCCAATTGCTGTAGGAACATCACGAACTTCACGGGCAACGTTTCCAACATAAGATGTTACAGATTTTGCAGCCTGATAAATAGGGTTAACATTCTTTCCACCCTTGTCATTGATACCTGCTGAGTTTCTTACATTTGCCATTTTATTTCCTATCCATAGTTTTGAGACCATTGCTCAGCAAAGGCTTCGTCGAGGTTAAGTGAACCACGTGAGGACATCTGCGCCCTAGTAGCCCATCGGTTTGTTTGGTACTGTCCCACTCTGGATGACTGCTGCATCAATTCGCGTATGCGAATGATTGCAAACCATAAAGCCATCACGGTATCTGTGGGGTTTTTTGTGTCAGGCTTCCAGGTAATCAGCTGCTGTACGAGGGTCTTGATTCCCTCTGAGCCATCGTTACTTGGTATCTCCATAATGTTATTATCTTGGAAACGCCCATCGCGGGTATTGCCAAACAGCATAGCCATAGATGCTACACCAAAAGAAGTGTCCCATTTATTTTTACCAGTAAAGTGTGAATTCAACTGGCAGCCATAAGAGGCTAAAAAGTTTCTTAAATTCTCATCTAGGGCGTAAGCTTTTTGGTGAGCATTGATTTCAATACGTAGTTCTTGGGGCTTGTACTTCTCAACCCAGTCTTCAATTAAATGTTGAATTTTATCTGGTGAAGGCTCGGTCATATTAATACAGTCAAGAATATAAATTTTTCCATCAGCCTTATTGTATGTAACTATAACAGCACCAGTAGCACCTGACATAGCAGGGTCTAGTCCCATAACAGTATACGTTCCTTGTGCAGCTTTAGGATGCCCAGGGGTTCCAGGTTTTAACGGGCCACGCTTTCGCATTCCATTGATACTTCCTGCAACGCAGGTTGGTGAGAAGATTGAATCTTCTGTAACGTCTTCTTGCTGGTAGACCATTGCCCATACAGCGGCAGAGACCTGAGAGCGACGTTTAGAGAGCGAGGGTCCATCCCACTTGGGGAAGTTCCCATTCGGTAATTGGTCATCTTTTTGGTTCTCCTGTTGCTCAGATTCTGGCCACAGGGTTTTCCATTTCTCTGGCTTCTCATCAAATTCTAAAACTGCTGGCATTGCACAATATGTAAAAGGCGGTACACCGCTAGACCATTGTCCTGGGTCACGAAGCATCTTATACAGGTCCACGGGCGCGACACGGGTTCCTATAATTATTAGTTTTCCGTGCCGCCCCAGGCGTGTGATAACTTCCTTTTGGAGCCACTCGAGTTGTTTTTCCCACTCATGGGCATTAGCTCCCATCACGGCGTCATCAACGATAATTAAGTCAGCGCGAGCACCGTAAATCTGTGAGCCCATACCAAGGGCTTGTACGGTTGGGTCTTTCTCGCCTGAGTCACGTCCCGTACCTAGGTAAATCATATCAGCAGACCATTGTGTTGCATCGGCCTTGTATCCGCCGTTAGGACCGAAGGCCGATTGCAACTTAATATATGCTGGGTGTGAAAGTCTTGTTTTAATTGCCCCAAGAAACTTACGAGCCATACCTTGCGTCTTAGAAACGATGATGACTCGCATGTTGGGGTTAGTCACAATTTTGTAGGTGACATAGTTTGTAGTCAGGGTAGTTGACTTGGCGTGCTCAGGTGGCACGTTAATTAGGACCCTGTCAGGTTCACCTGGCTCGTAGGTTATACCAGCTGGCAGCCATTGCGGCTCGCGGCCCTCAACCATATCAATCCAGTCAAGCTGGTGTCGGAAGAGCTTGGAGTCTAGGAACTGCTCACAGAAGGAGATGAAGTCGATATCCTTCAAATCTGCTAAGTCAGCCTTGATGCCTTTACCCTCTAGGCGGGCCTTGTCGGAACGTTCCTTGAAAGATGCATCTGAGGCGCACCACTGGCGGAAAGTCACATCATTGCGTCCTACAGTGCCCATGGCGGCTATTACAGTTGCTCCCTGAGCCAGTGCCATTAGGACGCGCTCCTGGGCCTCGCCCTTAGGGATGTCTTGCTTTCCTGGCTTTCTACCCATCAGTTAATCCCCTTGTTAATCGCTCTAATAACGGTCCCTGTATAGCGATATAACTCTCCCATTATATATAATTATATATATAATATATAGGAGTCGCGGAGTCTTAACGGAGCGACTCCGTATGTAATACATTACATAATAGATAACCTGTTCAAAGAGCCAAAACGAACATATTCTGACAAAGTATTTTTAAAAGGCCTGGTCAGGCCTATATATTGCCCCCTAATATAATATAACAGAAATTTATTGTGGGATACTATATACGCCCCTCGGGCGAAATTTTAAGCATACTGGGTCAAAATAGATAAATTGACATATAGATTTATAGATTTGTCGACAAATAAATAAAGAAATATATCGGTAAATAGATTCATGGACTTATCGACTATCCACCCATGTCTTAAATGTCCGTTTTGGGGGGCTTAGTATAATTTAATATAATTTATTCCATGATGCCCGTTATGTCGGTTATGTCTGTATTGTCCCACCTTTAGGGGTGTGACCTAAATCACATGTGACCTACATCACAAAGTCCGATATGTCCGAATTGTCCTATTGACAAGCGTGGCAAGGTAGGGTAGAATACCCCCTATCAAGTCAAGCACTAGGCAAGTTTAACGACACGCCGAACACGCTAGATTTGACAAGGTAGGGCAAGTGTGCTACACTTACCCCACTAGCACCCCATAAGGGTGCAACCGCTAACGGGGTTGGTACTGTTAGATTTGACAAGTGAATATCGGGGTGCTAGACTTGCACTAGCAGAAGTGGGTCGCCCATGGTTCAACTACCACCACCGATTGAAACTTGACACGCGCTAGATACTTATGGTATCTTATCGGCTCGCTACCGATTAGCGCACTAGCCTTGCATGGTGCAAGGTGAAAGGATACGACATGACCTACAGCCCTTACGGGGGTAGTGGTAGTATCGTAGTAACACCGACACGCCCTATAGTGACTAGCCGTAGGCTAGGCTCGGCAGGGTGGCGACTACACGACACGCCAAATGGTCGCGCTATCAAGCGCACCCGTAATGGCAAGGTGACAAGTAATCGCAACAAGGTGGAACGCGAGCTCCCAACCCTTGATGAAGCAACCGCACTAGCACTAGTGGCTAAGTTGGCAACCGCCGAAACCACTACCCTTAATCTTAATATCCACAATAAGTAGGATACGCCACGCCTAGCGATAGGCTACATAGGTTCACGACCTAGCGTGGCACGATTTGACAAGGTGTTGAATCTATGCTATACTATGGCATATCAAGTGAAAGGTAAGCGCATGACGGCAACGCAACGCATTACTGCGGAATTGCGTGCTAGTGAGTGGCTCGAATCTAGGGAGAGTGCCAAGGCACTATTCCAAGCGAACCTACTCGCTACACCATGGCAGACTGCTACCAAGCAGACACGCCTTAAAGGATTACAGGAAGCATGACTAACATGGACATGCTAGCCGTAATCATAGCACTATCGGTATCGCTAACCCTAGTGATTACCACCGCCCTAGCCAACGCTAGACTTACTCGAAAGGTCGAGTACCTCAAATTGCAACTGCGCAAGCATGGACAATTTGACAACTAAATAAGATTATGCTATACTACACCTACAACATACAGGAAGGGGGTGAGTAAATATGGCAGATGAAGTAGAGGATATTATCTGTAGTCTATGTGACCAAATCATAGATGACGAGACAGAACGCCGATTTAATGACGGCTCGATTGCTTGCGAGAATTGCACAGTATGGTGCGAATCTTGTGAGGAATTGACTAGCGTTGATGACTCGGTTAATGACGGCAGTAGTTACTATTGCTCAGAATGTGGCAGTTATTGCGAGCGTTGCAATAGTGCCTATTCGGGTGATAATTACTGCGTTGATGATGAGTCATGGTGCGAGTATTGCTACGAGAATCACACATTCTATTGTTCGCCTTGTGGAACTAGTTATAGTGACCGCAACGACTACTACTTCGTAGATAGTGAACCTCATTGTGACGATTGCACTACAAGATACGCATGGTATTGCGAGAATTGTAGTGAGTATATCCGAGACGGCAACGCTTGCGACTGTGGTAATGACGGCAACGGAACATATAGTGCGTCGGGTCGCTTATGCAACTGTCGCCGTACTATCCATGAGTATTCATGTAAGCCGGAACTAGTATTTCATGGCGAGTCCAAGAGTGGACTCTACATGGGGCTAGAGTTGGAGACACAGATTCGTGGCGGTGGTGGTGTAAGTTCCGCAGCCGACTTCGCTAATTCTGTGCTAGCGGTCAATAACATAGGTATCATCAAGCATGATGCAAGTATCGGGCGTGACGGCTATGACGGATTCGAGATTGTGACACAGCCACACACTCACTTGCAATTCAGGGAAAATAGTAGTATCCTATGGGGTGCTATCAACACGCTACGCACAGACTATGGTGCTAGGTCATGGGATACTAAGTCCTGTGGTCTGCATATCCATGTCTCTCGCGCCGGCTTTAGTGGTGGCGCTCACACGCACCGCTTCATATCATTCGTGTATTCTAATGCAGAATATATGATGAAGTTCGGCGGGCGCAAGTCCGACTATGCTAGGTTCAATGATGTATTCACCTTTAACGAGTACGACCAGCCGGTCAAGTCGTTCAAGCACAAGGTGGGCAACCCTAACAAGTACCACACCGAAAGATATTCTGCGGTCAATACGCAGAATCGTGACACACTAGAACTGCGGTTCTTTCGTGGCACGATGAACACCAGCACAGTTCTATCAGCACTAGACTTAGTGCAAGCCATGGTAGAATACACTAGGGTACTACGACTTGACGATGTTAAGTTAGGTGCGCTAGACTGGACATGGTTCGTTGATTATGTACGAGATAACAACGGACTATATCCCGACCTATACTCCCGAATCGACAAGGTATCGGGTGTCAATATAACAAGCCCAACACTAGAGAATGCATGAGGTGATGTATGTGTATACTTGTAGTGTGTGAGCCTAACAGCACACCCACTAAAACGGACTTGCACTATGGTGCATGTAGTAATCCTCACGGATATGGCTTCGCCATTATCGCTGGTGATACTATCATATCAG